ACAGACAGTTTAGGTAATGTTCAGTGTTATGATATAACTGGAACTGGACCATCTAATTATGATTTCTTAGGTGTGACTTTGAATTGTACAACACCAATCACAGTATTGGCTGAGGATGGTTCATGTATCGCACCTCCAGAAACCCCGACACCAACACCAACAGCAGAAGTAACACCTACACCAACACCGACCGAAGAGGTGACTCCAACACCAACAATTACACCTTCACCCTCTGAAAGTCCACTACCTGTTTCAGGATTCTCTTACAATTTGATTGCTTTACCATATAACTTGCCATCCGATGGAAATGCAATTATGAATAACGAACCTAATAATTTCGGAAGTACCGAAATAAACTTATTGGGTCTTTCATCACGAGGTTTTTATTTCAACTCTATAGACACAAGTTTAACTGATAGAACATCTTATTATTCAGCTTTTACAGGACAAACTATAACAATTACATTTACTCAGAATGGTGACTCTGCAATATATTCAGGAGACACAGATTCTTTCAAATTTTGGTCAACTTCAGGAGATACAGGATTTGTGTTTGGTACAGGTATAGGGGTACCTCCGATACCAGAACCCTCAGGAAATGCAGTACTGATACAATCTGCAACAACGACATGGGTCACAGGTGACACTGTTTATGTATCGGCGGTATTGAACGTCTAATTTTTACAATAAATCTTATTATCAAACCCTCTACTTTTGTTGAGGGTTTTTTATTTTTAAAAAAAACCATTTTCAATGAGCAAAATTTTTATTCAGATTGCTAGTTATCGTGACCCACAATTAGTTTTAACCATAAAAGATATGTTAGCAAATGCAAAAAAACCAAAAAATTTGGTTATTGGTATTGCAAGACAATTTTCTGAGTCAGATAAATTTGACAATTTAGACGAATACAAAGATGATGAACGTTTTAGAATATTAGACATTCCCTATCAAGAAGCTAAGGGGGTTTGTTGGGCAAGAAATTTAGTTCAACAATTATACTCTGGTGAAAAATATACTTTACAGATAGACTCACACATGAGATTTGTCAAAGATTGGGATGAAATCCTAATCAACATGATAAAGGGTCTTCAAAAGGATGGGTATAAGAAACCTCTACTTACGGGTTATGTACCCTCCTTTGACCCTGATAACGACCCTGCAGGAAGAGCACAAGATGCTTGGAGAATGGTGTTTGATAGATTTATTCCTGAAGGTGCAGTTTTCTTTTTACCTGAAACAATTCCTGGTTGGAGGGAAATGACAAAACCTGTACCAGCAAGATTTTATTCTGCACATTTTTGTTTTACCTTAGGTTCATTCGCAAAAGAGGTTCAACACAATCCTGAATATTATTTTCACGGTGAAGAAATCTCTATTGCTGCAAGAGCTTATACTTGGGGTTATGATTTATTTCATCCACATATTCCAGTAATTTATCACGAGTATACTCGCAAGGGTAGAACTAAACAATGGGATGATGACAAAACTTGGGGAGATAGAAATAAACATTCACATCTTACAAACAGAAAACTGTTTGGTATGGATGGTGAAAACCAAGAGGGACATGATGGACTTTATGGTTTTGGACCTGTTAGAACACTAAGGGACTATGAAAAGTATTCGGGTCTCTTATTCGAAAAAAGAGCTGTAGATAAGTGGTGTTTAGATAAAAACTATCCGCCAAGTCCTGCAATAGAAACTGAAGAAGATTGGAAAAAGTCTTTCTGTACTGTTTATAAACACTGTATTGATGTTGGTTACTCCTCTGTTCCTGAAAAAGACTATGATTTTTGGGTTGTCGCATTCCATGGACCTAATGACGAAACCCTGTATAGAAAAGATGCAGATAAATCTGAGATTACAAGACTAATGAATGACCCTGACAAATATTGTAAAATTTGGAGGGAGTTTCAAACTGATGTATTACCTAAGTATTGGGTTGTATGGCCCCATTCAGAATCAAAGGGATGGTGCGATAGATTGACGGGACAATTATCTCATAACCATGTAAGCTAATGAAATTCCAAGAATTACCTAAGTTTGTAATAAATTTGGAATCTCGTCCCGATAGGTTAGAAGACATAAAATTTGAATTAGAATATGTTGGTTGGGATTTTGAATTATTCAACGCGATAAATAGAAATAGTTACATGGGATGTACTCTTTCTCATTTAGAAATTCTGAGAATATCTGAAGAGAGAGGATACCAAAGGGTTATGATTATCGAAGATGATTGTCAATTCATGCCTTATTGTAAATCTTTAATTCAGGACTTGGAATCACAAATATCGGACATCGAGTTCGGTGTAATGAATTTGGCACCAACATTGAATAGACCAGTAAACAAAAGTTCAAAATATGATTTATTGTTGGATATAACTAATCTTCCACCTAAACCAAACGATAGACTGACAGAAATATTTGCAACAAATATTTTGATTTACGATTTAAAGGTGTTAGATGCTGTCAGAACAATAAAAGATTATGCATTTCAAAGCGGTGATTATGTTCTTCCAATAGACGAACATTTGGTTAAAAACGTATACCCTAAATTCCAATCTTACACTCCAATTTTACCAATAGCACCACAGAAAAATTCATATTCTGATGTATCTCATGGGATGTATAATAATTTTTATACTCAAACATATAATTGGAATCAATACTCACCAGTAAAAATACATCACAAATTTTTGAATCAAGATACGAATAATAAATTCAAAGAAGAAAAAAAACACTTCCATTATAATGAGAATTAAATTTATAACAGCAATTTATAGTGATTTGAATGGAACAGAGTTGGGGGGTAGGCCTGCCAGAGGTACTCACTATAGGTTCAGTCTTCTATCTCTTTTAAAAATGACTAATGCAGATTTTCTGTGTTATACTTCTGAAAGAGAGATAGAATCTTTGAAAGAGTTTTTTTATAAAGAAAACAATATATCAGAAAACAAATTAAAATTTGAAATATTTGATTTGACTAATTCCAAATTCAAAGATTTAATAAATCTTAGAAAAAATGTGGAGGACATAAAGAGAGGTGATAGATGTATTGAAATTCAATACTCTAAATTTTCTTGGTGGTGGAACGAAGATAAATCATACGATTATTATTATTGGATAGACGCCGGATTATCACATTGTGGTTTGATACCATTGAAGTATTTGAATTTTCCTCATGGTATGAGAAGATTTTATGAGAGTACGTTGTTTAACAATTCTTTTTCAGAAAATTTAATAATCGACACAAGTGATAAATTTTTAATATTAGGGAAAGAGAATGAAAGGAATTATTGGTCTGGAACCGTGGACCAAAAATGGTATACCAACTATATAAGACAAATTCATATTATTGGTGGTTTGTTCGGTGGTCATAGAGATAGATGGGATAACATGGTTAGTACATTCGAAGATTATGTTGTAAAAATCTTGTCGGATGATTCTTGTAAGTTTTTACCTCATGAAGAACAAATAATGACTTTAATGTTTTATAACCACAACGATTTGTTTGTTAGGAAACATTTTGATATTTGGTGGTGTAGGGATAACGCACCACAAGGGACTAGTGAAGAACTATTTCTGAAAAATAAAAGTTTTTATAAAATCTTAGAGGAATTTAATAGAATATATGAATAACATTACTTTAGTAACGGGTATTTGGGACATCGGGAGGTCTGAATTAAATGAGGGTTGGAAACGACCCTATGAACATTATTTGGAAAAATTTGATTCTCTTTTGGATGCGTCTGAAAATATGATTATTTTCGGGGATGAGTCTTTAGAAGAATTTGTTTTTAGAAAAAGGAATAAGGAGAATACTCAATTTATTAGAAGACCAATATCTTGGTTCAGAGAAAATGAGTTTTTTGAAAAAATACAACTGATAAGAAACAATGAAGATTGGAAAAATCTTGCGGGGTGGCTTAGAGACTCAACTCAATCGAAATTAGAAAACTATAATCCTTTAGTCATGTCCAAAGTTTTTCTACTTCATGATGCCAAGATTATGGACCAATTTAATTCGGAATATATGTTTTGGATTGACGGAGGTATTACAAACACCGTGCACTCCGGATATTTCACACACGACAAGGTTTTAAATAATCTTCCTAAATACATCTCAAAGTTTTCTTTTATTTGTTTTCCATATGAGGCAAATAATGAAATTCATGGATTTGAGTATTCAAGATTAAATGAGATTGCCGGTACTAAAGTAGACAAAGTTGCAAGAGGAGGATTCTTTGGTGGACCAAAGTATACTATACCAGAAATAAATTCAATTTATTATGGTTTATTGAAATCTACATTAGACCAAGGGTTGATGGGTACCGAAGAATCTATTTTTAGTATAATGTGTTATAAACACTCAGATTTAATAAATTATTTTGAGATAGAAGGTAACGGTCTCATAGGTAAATTTTTTGAGGGTTTGAAAAATAACAATTTAGAAGTAAAATCTGAGAGCGGATTTGTCTCACAGGAAATGTTAGATACAAATAAAGTTGGTTTATATGTTATAACATTTAACAGTCCAGAACAATTTGAAACTCTGATACAATCGATGAATTCTTATGATAAAGATTTTTTATTAAAAACTAAAAAATTTCTTTTAAATAATTCTACAGACAGGACAACAGATTTAACTTATAGTCAATTATGTGATGATTATGGTTTCGAAGAAATAAAAAAGGATAATTTAGGTATCTGCGGTGGAAGACAGTGGATTGCAGAACATTTTGACACAGAAACGGATTTAGATTATTACCTTTTCTTTGAGGACGATATGTTCTTCTATCCGAATCAAGAGGTTTGTAAAAATGGTTTCAACAGATTCACAGATAATCTTTATTCAAAATCTTTAGAAATTGTTAAAAAAGAAAATTTTGATTTTTTAAAATTAAATTTTTCAGAGTTTTTTGGTGATAATAGTACTCAATGGTCTTGGTATAATGTCCCTCAAGATGTAAGATTAAAGTTTTGGCCTGAAAAACCCCGACTCCCAAACATGGGATTAGACCCAAATGCCCCAAAAACAAAATTCACCAAAATAGATTCCCACAAAGGTATACCATATGCAACAGGTGAAATATACTATTGTAATTGGCCACAAATAGTCTCAAGGCCCGGTAATAAAAAGATGTTTTTAGAAACAACTTGGGCTCACCCATTTGAACAAACGTGGATGAGTCATATGTATCAGCAGACTGTTGCGGGCAAACTCAAACCAGGGTTACTTCTTATGACACCAACCGAACATAATAGGTTCGACCATTACGATAGGAAGTTACGTAAAGAGTCATAACAGTATATTTATTGTTATGGAATTTTTTATCAAGAAAAATGCTACTTTACCACTCTTGAAAATGCAAGTTGTAAAAGATGGTAGGGCCGGATATTTGGAGCTTATGGAGGCATTACCCATTTCAACAATCTATTTCACGATGATAAATGTTGAAACTGGTATTCCCAAAATAGTATCCGCCCCCTGTTACATAACTTCTATAACCCTTCCCTTAGGTGCAACCCCTGAGTATTATGTTTATTTCAGATTTACATCAAGAGACACAAATACCGTGGGTAGATATCAAGGTCAATTTCTCATCAAAAACGACGAGGGTAATTTAATTCTACCGATAAGAGAGGAGTTATATATCAACGTACAAGACAGTTTTATTTCTGAAACAGGTTGTTGTTGATTTTGATATTACAGATATTCTTCGTATATTTATGGCTGAATGAGTAAGGTAAATTTCACAATAGTGTGAAAGCCAATAAACCACTCGAAAAATATATGATTGACCCTCAAGAAATTGAGTCGTTCTTACATGGTAACGACCCCGAAGAATTTATTGTAGCTATTGAGTTTGATTATGTTTCAAACTCCATTTTCAAAATCAAAGAAATACCCAATAAGGGTAAAGAGATTCGTAAGGATACATTTATACCATTCGCTTGGGTTGGAGACCTCCGTGGTATAAATTTCTATAACAATTCCAAAATTGCTCAGAAAGAAGCGATGTCAAAATATGGGATTGTAATTCAAAAATTAGAAACGAAAGATAATGAACGTCTTGAGAATGGTTTGACTTTCATGGTCAAGTCCCTTAAAGGTTATCGTGAACTAATTCAGTTCTTCCGTGACGGTGGTTGTGACCCGTGGGGTGAAAAAACCAAGGACAAAATTATGGTTTTACCTCCTGTTGAACAATATCTGATATCCAAAGAAAAAAGATTGTTCAAAGGTTTTGATGATTATAATCAAGTGACGCGACTTGTATTTGACTTGGAGACAAACGCTTTGGACCCAAAAGACGGTCGTATATTCATGATTGGAATCAAAACAAATAAGGGTTACCACAGGGTAATTGAATGTCTTGATGAAAAGGATGAGAAAGATGCAATCTTAGAATTCTTCAAAGTAATTGATGAAATTAAACCAAGTATTATCGGTGGTTATAATTCGGCGAACTTCGATTGGCACTGGATATTTGAAAGAAGTCAAAAACTAGGAATAGATTTAAGAAAGTCTATCAAATCCTTACATCCCCAACATTCTTATACAAGAAAGGAATCTATCCTAAAGTTAGCAAACGAGGTAGAAGATTATCTACAAACTTCAATTTGGGGTTATAATGTCATTGATATCATTCATGCGGTGCGTAGAGCACAAGCAATCAACTCGAACATTAAAGCTGCTGGTTTGAAATATATTACCAAGTTTATCGGTAAAGAAGCAACTGACCGTGTCTATATTGAACACACTGATATTGGTAAAATGTATGCGGCCAAAGAAGAGTATTGGTTGAACATTCAGAATGGAAATTACAAAAAGGTCGGATTGGATGAGAAAATCGATACGGCTTGTAAAAAAAGACCTGATGTGTATATTGTAACAACAGGAGATAATTTGGTTGAGAGATATTTGGATGATGACTTGGAAGAAACCTTAGCCGTAGACCAAGAGTTCAATCAAGCCTCATTCTTACTAGCTTCAATGATTCCCACCACATATGAGAGGGTTTCTACTATGGGAACGGCAACCCTTTGGAAAATGCTAATGCTTGCGTGGTCTTATAAACACGGTTTGGCAATCCCTGAGAAACAATCAAAGACAGACTTCGTAGGAGGTCTTTCTCGACTATTAAAAGTCGGGTACAGTAAGAATGTCCTAAAGCTAGACTTCTCCTCTCTATACCCCTCTATTCAGCTCGTACACGATGTTTTCCCCGACTGTGATGTTACAGGTGCGATGAAAGGAATGTTAAAGTATTTTCGTGATACTCGTATCCGTTACAAACAACTTGCCGAAGAGTTTGAGAAAACTGACCCTCAAAAATCAGCATCTTATTCTAACAAACAATTACCCATCAAAATCTTCATCAACTCAATGTTCGGTGCTTTGTCCGCCCCTCAGGTTTTTGCTTGGGGTGATATGTACATGGGTGAACAGATTACTTGTACGGGTCGTCAGTATCTGAGACAGATGATTAAATTCTTTATGTCTCGAGGTTATACTCCCTTGGTTATGGATACTGACGGTGTAAACTTCTCAAGTCCTGATGATGTCGACAAACACAAATATATTGGTCGTGGTTTAAATTGGAAGGTCAAAGTTGGTAAAGAATATACAGGACCTGATGCGGATGTTGCTGAATATAACGATATTTTCATGAGGGGTGAAATGGCTTTGGATACTGACGGAGTTTGGCCTTCGTGTATCAATTTGGCAAGAAAAAACTACGCAGTTATGGATGCAAGAGGTAAAATCAAATTGACAGGTAATTCAATCAAGTCAAAAAAACTTCCCTTGTATATCGAAACCTTTTTGGACAAAGGAATTAAACTCCTATTAGAAGGTAGAGGTAAAGATTTTATCGAGTACTACTATGAGTATCTAAAAATAATTTTTGACCAAAAAATTCCTTTATCCCAAATTGCTCAGAGAGCCAAAGTAAAATTGACCTTGGACGAGTATAAAAAAAGGTTGACACAAAAAACCAAGGCCGGTAATAGTATGTCTCGTATGGCACACATGGAATTGGCAATACAGGAGGGTTTGAATGTAAACCTTGGTGATGTTATAATGTATGTCAATAACGGTAAAAAGGCGTCTCAAGGTGACGTACAAAAAATGACCGCTAAACAAATCAAAGATTTAAATGAATATAACAAAGTCCAAAACCCAAATTCGAAACCAGTACAAGATGGAGTAATTGTGAATTGTTATATGTTGAAGGCAGATATTTTGGAAAACAACCCCAATCTGACAGGTGAGTATAATGTTCCGAGGGCAATCGTTACTTTCAATAAAAGAATTGAACCTTTGTTAGTGGTATTCCAACAAGAGGTTCGTGACAATTTGTTAGTGACCGACCCTGAACAAAGAGGTATATTTACAACCGCTCAATGTGAATTGATAAACGGGATGCCATTTGAAGAGGGCGACCAAGACAAACTTAAAGAGGATGTTTTGGATATTACTGAACAGGAATTAAACTATTGGGGTAGAAGAGGTCTTAGTTCAGAATATATTTACGAATTAGCGGAAGAAGATTGGAAAATTAAATTAGGAGTTCTTGAGTCCGTCTGATGAAAGAATATACCAAGTATCTCTTATAAATTTAAATTCAACACAGGCGAACTTATCTAAATCAACCTCATCGTATTCTTCATCAATCCTATTGATATCAGGTTTCACTTTGAGATTTGTCATCGATTTAACAACAACGTGGTCTGAGGTCATAGAGTCCAAAGTCAAAGTTGCGTTTGGTACACCTCTCACAACAATCACCGCTTCTCCGTTTACTTTGTAGTCTTTTTCAGTAACGACAGCGCTGTCTGAGGTCTCTATTGCAAACCCATTTATTATTCTTTTTGATGGTATATTTTTAACTATTGCCATTAGATTACGTATATTTGACGAGGCATTGCTCTGAATTTCATTTGTTTATTTAAATTTTCAGCAATTTGAGCTTCCCTTTCCATTACCTTTTCGGGTCTCAATCTCGTAAGCCATCCCTCTGCACCAATCAATTCTTCTAATAGCTTTGTTTTCTCATCTTTAGCTTCTGTTTGAAGTATTTGATAGTCCATCGTCAATTCTGAATCAGGAGTTTTCAGGTTTCCGCTATACTTACCTCTAACTCTCGATAAAGTTTCTTTTGCATATGCTGTAAACCATCTTCTAACCCATTGTTGGCCAGGTACATTCAGTTCTTCCCAACTCAATTCAGAAATAGGAACATCTGTTGGTAATTTTATAATATCGGGATTAGCTTTCAAACAATTAGCTCTGTCATCAGGACCAACGTCATAATACCAATACCATACGGCTTTACCTTCATACAAGCTGTAGTTATTCCAATTAAAACGACCTCCAGGGGTATTATAAAGGAATATATTTTTCTTTCCATCAGGTAAACCTGTGATTCTGTATGTTAGGGAACCTCCCAAAATTCTATTCAGGATGTTGGCTTCTTGCATTCTAATGAGATAATCAAACCCACTCATCATAAAGTAAGAACCTTGATATCCCATCTGTGCGTATCCTGCTTCATTTGCGCCCAAACCAATTCCACCGAAACCAAATCCACCTATACCACCTAATCCGAATGCTGTCCACGGTTGATTGGAAAACCATAAAAGTTCATTCACTTCTCTACCGGCAGGGATTTCATAGTTTTGTTTGTTTCTCTCTAAAACAAAATAATCTTTCTTCAGGACCCAAGGTCCCATAGTTTGTAGACCAACTATCTTTGAGTATGAATATGCGAATTGTTGTTCAAAATCCATCGTTCTTGTCACCAAAGCCCTTGCCACTGATTTCTCATTCATGTTCAGATTTACAAGGTTTACCCATTGACTATCAATCAACCATTGAAGAACATACTCTTCATAATCTCCAATAGATAATTCCATTAAAGAATCTAACATTTCATCCGTCAATTCAACACTTCTTAAAGGTGCCCCTAATTGATGTTTGATTCTTGTATATATTCTACTTCTTTCTGGTTCAGGAATTACTGACATAGACAAGTTTTATTATATAAATATCATACTAAGGTATAAATCAAACTACTCACGGGGAATATGTAAACGTTACTGCCAAAGGTTGTGGCATTATTTTCTAAAATTACGGTTTCAAACTTATTTGTGAAAATCATCCAATCTTGTTCGTATGGTAAAATTTTACCAGTTGTTTCTACGTAAACTAAATCATCTTCTATTTTGTAACTTGTAAGAGGTTTAATTTGGAAAGTGTTTATTTTTTCATTTTTTATAATTTGACCATCTAATCCTTGGTTGTCACTTTCAGCGCCAAACCCACTTTTGATATCAACGTTTTCTTTTCCGAATTCTTTTTCTAATCTTGTTTTTGTTTGATTTTCTACCTTGTCCCCTTTGGTTTTACTATTACCTAAATTGGACATAATTTTCTGAAAAAAGGGGGAGTCTTCAACAAAAATTTTGTTTGAATATTTTTTCAAAATAGAGGTCAGTTTTTTCACCGCCATGACCTGTTCTTTGGGAGTTCTATTCTGAAAATGAATTATTTCATGATTATTATCTTTTAACAATCTGTTTACACTTTTGGTGATTAAACAAAAAGCTCTGTAGTTACCAGCCAAAAAACTAATATTGTGTCTTTCTCCATTTTTATAAAATCCTTGCATTATATTGTTTTCAGGGTCTTTGGGTTTGAATTCTAACCAGTCCACTTGTTTCAACGCGGCATAAATTCCCATACCATACAACTTACTTATTTCGTTGTCTTTCATTAGGTTCTGAAAAAATTTCTCATCTTCGGTTGTACAATCCACAATATAAGATTTACCTTCAGTCATTATTTGTTTGGAAATTTTATTTTCTAAAAGTTTTGTTTGAGTCTTCAGTTCGAACAATTTACTAACAAAATCCCAATTTACGACTTTCCAAAAATTTGAAATATATTCATCTCTTTTGTTCTTATATTTCAGATAGTAAGCATGTTCCCATAGGTCAAGACCCAACAAAGGAAATCCCCCACCCTCTATAACATTCATTAGTGGATTGTCTTGATTTGGAGTTGACATTATTTTGAGTTTGTTGTTTTTTGTTAAAACCAACCAAACCCAACCTGAACCAAATCTTTCTTTAGCGGTTTGTTCAAACTTCTTCTTGAAGTTGGAAAATGTTTTGAACTCAGAAAAAATTTTCTTTTGTAATTCTCCTTTGAGTCTGACTGGGGTCGGGGTGAGCATATTCCAAAATAATGCGTGGTTGAATGCTCCACCTGCGTTGTTTCTTATTGTTTTGTCGTATCTACTTATGTTTTTTATAATTTTTTCTAAATCCCAATCACCCATTTTCTTTTTCGAGAGTGCCTGATTTAGTTTGTCTACGTATCCCTTATAATGTTTATTATAATGAAAATCCATAGTTTCGGCATCAATAAAGGGTTTCAGTGCTGAGTAGGAGTATGGTAATTTTTCAATTCCGATTTTTTTCATTTCCTCAATCAATATTTGTCTTTGTGATTCGGAGTTGTTTTTGTTTTCTGTGTTCATCAAGTTTTTTCTATAAATAATGAGATTATCTCATTTCGTTGATTCTTTGGAGAATTTCTTCCACGTAGTCTGCGGAATTGTTGTTGTCACCCATCACTGTGGCGATGACGTGTTTTTTCTTATTTAATATGTCGTATATGATTCCCTCAATAGTATTTTCAAATATTGGGTAATAAACTAGTACATTACTTTTTTGTCCGTATCTGTAAGCTCTGTCTTCTGCTTGTGAGTGGTCTGAGGGTAAAAAGGATAAATCGTTCATAATTACAGCTTCAGCGGCAGTCAAAGTAATACCAACGCCGGCTGCTTTTATGTTACCGACAAAAACTTTTATCTTATCATTTTCTTGGAATTGGTCTACTGAAAATTGTCTTTCCGCTTTGGACATGGAACCATCTAGTTTGACCGCCGTCTTCCCGAAATGTTCCAAAATTTTGTTTAGGGAATTTGTAAAATTACAGAAAATTATAACTTTCTTATCTTGTTCGATTATATTTTCTGCAAGTTCTATTGTTTGGGTTATTTTTTCATCTGCAATAATTTGTCTTACCTTAGTGAGTTTTGTAAATTGAACGGTCAAAGATTTAGACTCTTCAGGATTTTTCTCATACCAATTATAGTATTCACCCATCACCTCTTCATATTCTTTTGACTTCAGTCTTAAATAAATTGGTGTGATAATTTTATCAGGTAAATCAAGTACGTCTTCTTTTAATCTTCTAAGTGTAAGGTTCGAAGTTCTATCTCTCAGTTCTTCTAAGTTTGAGGCTCCCATAACATTCCATACTTTCCGTGGTCCAACCCTAAATTGATATCCACTACAATATCTTATAACGTAAGCCATCCAATTTTTGGCAACGGGTGAGTCAACCAAACTCAATAGATTATAATAATCAATTGGTCTTGATGTCATGGGGGTACCTGTCAATAACCAAATCCTATCTACCTTTTTTACTATATCATTTATAAGCTTTGTTCTTTGTGCTTGAGCATTCTTGATATAGTGTGCCTCATCAACAATAACCAAATCAAAATTGGCGCTAATAATTTGCGATTCATCTTTTCTTTTAGTGTCATGGAAGTTCTTTATTATATCGTAGTTTATTATTACAAAATCGTTATTAGGGTCAAAGTTTTTACCTTCAGCTATATAGATAGATTTATCTGAATAATTTTCGATTTCACGCTTCCAGTTTATCTTCAAGGTTGCGGGACAAATTATCAAAACCTTTTTAGCCCCACATTCCAAAGCCGCTATTATAGTTGAGGTGGTCTTTCCTAACCCCATATCATCCGCTAGAATGTATTTCTTATTTTCTACTAATTTTTGAATTGCTTCTCTTTGGTGAGATAGTGGTGGTCGATTAGAATACTTATCAAAATCTAAAACAACGTCTTTCACTGTGTTGTCTTTAATCATAGCCGCTTTTGGAATCCAAAACTCGTTGAGTTGGTCTGTTTCAAAAAACCTACCCCAAATGTGATATGCCTTTTCCTTTTCAGCTAATAGTTTTTCTACCCAAATTTTTTCGGGAATTTGGTGTAGTAATTTATCGTCTGCAAATTTTTGAGCAAAGTAAGCATCGAGTACAACCCATTTTTTTGCGACTTTGGGTTGTTTATCAAAATTGTTTATTATATATTCAGCCTGACTTCTTGTTGGGTAAAACTTTTTATTCACCTCGGATTTTCTTTTAAGTTCCAAGATGTAGTTATTAGCCCCGCTATAGGTTTCTAATAATGAAATTGCTTTTGATTCTAAAGTATTCGACAAATTAAATTTTGTTAAAATTGGACACCATTTCCATAATCAATGAAAAGTTCTTCACCAACTTGGATTTTTCTCAGAGATTTGAAAACAAAAACGTTTCTTTCAGTGTCTGATTCCCAACTTACGTTCGGCATTTCACTATGGTTGTAATACGACCCGTATCCTGTAACCAAAACATGATTCACCCAATTTTCTGATTTAGGCCAACAAAAAGCGTAATTTTGGAAAAAGGGTAATTTTTCTTGTCTTCGGTGTGGGAAGAGTAAAAATGGGCAAGTGTCAATAATTTCATTATATTGTATCTCTTCGGAACAAAAAACACCCAACCCATGAGTTGTACTGTCTTTGAGATATATTTTTTTTGGTGGTCTTATTTCCATGGTTTATGAAAAATTTTTGCTTGTAATATAATAAAACTTAAACTATTTATCAATATATGCAAAAATTAGTTCCGATAACAAGATTAGGTAAGTTCTTTGGTGGGGAAGATTATTCTTTGGATATTGATATGGGTGAGGAGTGGTTGATTGGTGATATGAACTTCACTGTTGTATTATACAGAATTGATAGATACAAAACTAAAACTGATGATGTATATGGTGAGGTACTTGAGGACGGCATTCAATTTATGGCACCTGTTGAACTTAAAGGTTTGGTTCAAATATTGGCACCAACCAACAAATTGCTTGGTAACTCTAGGGTAAAACAACAGGAACCTGGTAACATGAAATTTTCTGTTTATCAAAAAACTTTGGATGATGTACAAGTCGAAGTGAACATGGGAGATTATTTAGGGTATTATGAAACGGAAGACAGAGTCAGATATTACACTGTAATAAATGACGGAAGAGTAAAATCAGACAATAAACACACATACGCTGGTTACAAGCCTTTCTATAGAACAATAGAGGCAACTTGGGTAAGTGAAAACGAATTTAGAGGAATATAATGAAATTGATAATTACAGAGTCACAATTTGACTCATTATTTATGGGACAAAGAGTTATGGTCTACTATAACTTGAACAGGGAGACATTTTCAATTTCATATTTGGGAAAGGTTATAATGCATGCTGACTACGTTAGATTGAAAGACGTTGAGTTCAGAGTTAGACCAGGTGGAAAAGAAAGAGTTAGAGATGAGAAAAGAAAAAATGTACATGCTTTTGTCATAGGTACACTTTTGGATTTTTGTGAATTTCCTTGTGATAGAATTGAGGAACCTTATAGTGATTTGATTGTGACCTATAATCCATATGTGAATGATACATTCGTACTCAAAGGTACAGACAAGCCAGTTTATTTTGCAGAAGAAGTTGAAATGGTGAATATGAAAAATAAAATTTACATAACTCAGTAAGATGCCATTACCTAAACAAGTTAAACCAACTTTACCGTTAGTTCCAAAAAAAACTTTGTATTCTAGAAGAGAAGAACTTTTGGAATATATAAACAAAGATGGAACTTATTTACCAAAGTCAGTTTTACATGCGGACTTAGACAGAGGTATGTTGGACTTTGTTAAAAACGAATTGAAAGTAGTGACCGCTGGTAAGACAATCCCTGTTTTAGATATTATACTCACTACACAAAACTGGTCTCAATATGTTGAAACTTGGAAGTTTGTAGATTTAGATAATAATCCTGAACCTCCTTTCGTTACCGTTGTAAGAACCCCCGAAGTGAAGTACGGTACCAATCCGGCTCTTAGATGGAATATACCGAATAGAAAACAATTTTATTATGCGTCAGTTCCCACTTGGGATGGAAACATGCAGGGTATGGATATATACACAATCCCACAACCCGTTCCTGTAGATGTTACTTATTCTGTGAAAATAATTTGTAACAGGATGAGAGAGTTGAATCAACTGAACAAAAATGTTTTACAAACTTTTGCATCAAGACAGGCATATACTTTCATTAAAGGTCAGTATGTTCCTATAATAATGCAGAATATTTCGGATGAGTCTCAACTCAATATTGATTCTAGAAAATTTTATATTCAATCATATGAGTTCATTATGTTAGGATATTTGATAGACGAAGAAGAATTCCAAGTCAAACCCGCCATACAAAGAATGGCTCAGGTTTTTGAAATTGATGGTAGTAATCTTGGTAGGAGAAGAGAAGTTTGGCCAAAGTCACCACAATCATTCCCATCTGAACTTTTGTTTGTTGTGGGTAATACAACTTTGACCGATAAAATTTATTTCACCGCGGACATGAAAATTATAAATCTCACGAACGTTGACTCTTACGATGTTTATATAAATGGTGATTTTTATGGAACGAACGTTCCTTTGATTCAGGTAACCAACCAAGATATACTGGAAGTAATTGTTGTAAAACTTGATAATACTAAAGATGCTGTTATAGGTTTGGAAAACAGTCTATTTTAATTCTCTCCGTATATATCTTTCTTTTCTTTACACTTTTCTATTATCAAGTTTTCCAAAAACTTATAAATTTTTATTCCCCTTTTTTCACAATAGGTTTTTAGTAAATCGTGGACAGCAGGGTCTATTTTGATATTCTTTATTTCTCGTTTCTTTTTCATGGTAGAAAAAAGGTAGAATTTATTCTGCCTACTATCAAATAGATATTATAAATCAAAGTTTTTTCATAATTATTAGAATATTTATCAGTAAAATAAATCTGCAATAGAATAATTTAATAATGGCAACAGCACAAGTAAATCAAAAAGTATATGTGTCACCTGGTGTCTACACTTCTGAGACCGACTTATCGTTCGTAGCTCAGAGTGTGGGGGTAACAACATTAGGTCTCGTAGGAGAGACAATAAAAGGTCCAGCATTTGAACCCATCTTCATTACAAATTACGACGAGTTCCAAGCCTATTTCGGTGGCACTGAACCGGTAAAATTTGTAAACACTCAGATACCAAAGTATGAAGCTGCTTATATAGCCAAATCTTACTTACAACAATCAAATCAACTTTTTGTTACAAGGGTATTGGGATTATCAGGTTATGACGCGGGTCCTTCTTGGTCAATCACAACTATTGCAAACGTAGACCCTACAACCGTTGACTCAACCGGTACGACTTCGTTTACAAATACATTTACAGCAACAACGGCTACCGTGACTGTTTGGGGTAACACCTTCCCTACAGAAGTATCAAATGATTTTACAACTCAATATATCTTATCTAATGGAAACACTTCCACTTACCAAGCGAGTTTAGACAACTATATACAACAAGTCTTAGGTGATAACACTTTGAGTGCAACATCATCTTATTTTTATGGTTCTGTACCTGATGCAGATTATAATAGTATCACATCAACTTACAGTAGTACTAACAATGCGTTCGGAGTAAATAATTTAAATTTAGCGTTCAATGACCTAAGTTCATCGGACAATGATACATGGTTCTATGCAACATTTGACCCAGGAGCTAATAATTCTTATGATGGTTATTCTTGGGATTTCTACATAAATGATATACAGGATATTGGTTCAGGTACCTTTACAGGTTCTGTTTCAGGAAACATATATAATTTCTCGGGTACTGCTTATCCTGATTATAATAACATGGTTGTTGCAACCTTGAGGTCGAGAGGTATTTCTTTATATACAAATAATTCAGGTCCAAATCATGGTCCAATATACGAAGTTACAGGTTCGACAGACTTAGATATGATTTGTACAAATCAATATTCAGGTGTCACACAAGACCCATTTGCAACTTTCTTACTTAGTGGTGTAACAAGAGATGGTAATACATTTTCATTTGAGAATTCATTACTTACTACCTCATCACAATTTATCACAAAAGTTTTAGGAGTGAGTAACTTTGATAAACCAAGATTTGAGACTCCTATTTTTGTTGAAGAGTTGTATGCAGGTTCTTTAGAATATGCTTACAACCAAAGTTATATCCGTGGCTTAAATTGTAATATGGTTGCTTTGGACTCGGCTAGAAGTTTGGCTTCAGATTCTATTGCTTGGAAATTACAAAGATATCAATCACCAAAATCACCTTTCTTAGTTTCAGAACTTAGAGGTAATAAGGTTTATAACTTATTTAGATTTATTTCGATTTCAGATGGTGATGCGGCTAACACAGAGGTGAAGATTTCAATTGCAAATCTTTCTTTTGACAACATGACTTTTGATGTTTTGGTAAGACAGTTTTTTGATACAGATGCTAATCCTATCGTAATTGAAAAATTCCAAAACTGCGTTTTAGACCCAGCAAGTAATAATTTTATCGCTAAAAAAATTGGTTCTCAGGATGGGGAATACGCATTGATTTCAAGATATATTATGGTTGAAATGGCTGAGAATGCTCCAGTAGACGCACTTCCTTGTGGATTCAATGGTTATTCTCAAAGAATCTATGGAAGTACAGCGGTTCAAGCACCAATGATTTTCTATAAGACAAAATACAATTTCCCTCAAGAGGTAGTTCTTGACCCACCTTTTGGTTCTGCTGCAGGTGGTGCAAATACGGTTACTTCTCCTGGTGACGTTGTTCGTAGAACTTATCTCGGTATGTCATCCTCTTACTTATTTACTATTGAGGATGCGTTCTTGCAATACTTAGGTCAAAAGAATCCTGTTGTTGGTTTTTGTACCGCAACTGAATCGGCACCTTGGAACGGTTTAACTAAAGGTTTCCACTTGGACTCAGGTGCTACGGTGGTGACTATTGGTAATGAGTTCACAACAAGTGGTCAAACAGCATTCGAATGTGGTGTTGCTGATTTCACTTCTAATCCAAGTAGTCAGGATAATCCATATTATTTTATTTACTCTAGAAAGTTCACACTTTGTATGGCGGGTGGTTTTGACGGTTGGGACATCTATGAAGAAAGAAGGACTAATGAAGATAGATTCGCTTTAGGTGGTACTGGTTACTTGGCAGGAGCTTGTACTTCGGCAAGATATCCAACAGCAACTGGTTTCGGTACTTTCAAAAATATCACCGTTGATGCTGACAGTCAGTCATTTGCAAATACAGACTATTACGCATATCTTCTTGGTATTCTTACTTTTGCAAATCCAGAATCTACAAATATAAATGTTTTTGCAACTGCAAGTATCGATTACGTTTATAACCAAACTCTTGTAGAAGCAGCAATAGATATGATTCAGTTCCAAAGAGCTGACTCAATTTACATTGTCACTACCCCTGACTATAACATGTTACTACCAGATTCAACAGACCAAAATCAAATCATTTACCCACAAACAGCGGTAGACAATCTTGATAATACAGGTATTGATTCTAACTACACCGCAACTTATTATCCATGGATTTTAGTAAGAGATACTGTGAATAATACACAAATCTATATCCCACCAACAGGTGAAGTATGTAGAAACTTAGCTCTTACAGATAACATTTCTTTCCCATGGTTTGCATCGGCTGGTTACACAAGAGGTTTAGTAAACTCAATCAAGGCGAGAGTAAAACTTACTCAACAAGATAGAGATACACTTTATCAAGGTAGAATCAACCCAATTGCGACATTCGCTGACGTAGGAACTGTAATTTGGGGTAATAAAACCCTCCAAGTTGCTGACACAGCTTTGAACAGATTGAATGTAAGAAGATTGTTGTTACAAGCTCGTAAGTTGATTTCAGCTGTAGCAGTGAGATTGTTATTTGAACAAAACGACCAAATCGTAAGACAACAATTCTTGGATAGTGTAAACCCTATACTTGACTCAATCAGAAGAGATAGAGGTTTATATGACTTCCGTGTTACTGTTTCTTCTTCACCTGAAGACTTGGACAGAAACACTCTCACAGGTAAAATTTACCTTAAACCAACGAAGGCTTTGGAGTTCATAGATATTGAGTTCTTTATCACACCAACAGGTGCTTCGTTTGAAAATATATAATAAAAACGGGGGGTCCAAAACCCCCCACTTTTTTATTACCTAATGAAAAAAATATTACGAGAGGGAATAAAACCCGAGGGGACACCAGATTTAAAGTATTACGCATTCGATTGGGATGACAACATTGTCCATATGCCAACAGAAATCTATTTGTTAGATGATGATGGTAATGAGGTTGGAATGAGTACTGAAGATTTTGCTGAATATAGAAGTAAAA